CTGTTGAACGAAGTCCACCTGCTCCACCACCACCATAATCCGAACCTGAACCGCCACCTGCTACTACGAGGTAGTCGACAATGCCGTCCCAAGCAGAACCAACATTTCCACCAATTCCGCCTACACCTCTAGCCGAGGCTCCTGCTAATGTACTGATAAGTGGCATTATTAAATCTCCTTATTAGGCAAACTTGGTTTGTGTTTCAAGAACTGTGTATGTTGCTGATGCCGTCTTAATAATAGTAAATGAATACGCATCAATAGATGATGCGTTACCAGCCGTGATTGCTGCTGGAACCTTTGGGGTTACAGTAGTTCCATCGATCTGGATTGTGTTTGGATAGTAAGCAGTAGCACCATTGGTGTTAAGCCACACAAGGGTAATTGTATCTCCTACTGGCAATGCAGTATTAAGAGATACGGAGCTGCTGTATCTAAAGTTAAGAGTATGGTTGGCTGTTGCGTTAGATGTGTAATACCAGATAGAAGCAGTTGAGACATCAAAGTTAATTGTGCCAGTTGCAGCAGAAGCCACAACATTTATATCTTCTTCTATGCCTCTAATAGTCGTATCGGCAAGTGTTCCACCTGCTGCACGAGCAAGTGGTATTCCACCTGCAGTTGATGCATCGTGAACTACTACGGTTTTCTTGTCGGTATCAACTGTTAGTTCAGCTAGTAAGCCTGTAAAGGATGCGTGTTCTGCCGTAGTTCCTCTACGGCGTTGGAATGCGAATGGCATTATAGTGTTCCCCAATCTGAGAGGTTAGACCAAGAAGCGGTAGTTCCGTTATTGGTTAAGAAATATCCATTTACTCCAGCAGAGATAGTGGGTATATAACCTGCTGCTGCAGTTGCACTTGCTGCTGCCGAGGTTGCACTTGTTGCTGCTGAAGATGCTGATGTTGCTGCTGAAGTTTGAGATGTCAACGCACTTGATGCTGATGTCGATGCAGAAGATGCGGAAGTAGCAGCAGCGGTAGCAGAAGCAGCAGCACTAGTTGCGCTAGTTGCTGCTGCAGTTGCAGAAGCTTGTGTATTAGTTTGAAGTGAAGATAAAGATATCCATGTGCCAGTGCTTGTATCGGTATCTGTAATAGATCCCATATCTCTAACAAGACCAGATGCTACCTGACCAGAAACTGATGTCGCTGAATTTGCTGCGCTTGTAGCAGAGGTGGCTGCTGAAGTTGCTGATGATGCTGCTGCGGTAGCAGAACTTGCTGCTGCCGTGGCTGAGTTAGCAGCACTGGTAGCACTTGTCTCAGCAGAAGTTACACTTGTTGCTGCGCTGGTTGCACTGGTTGCTGCGGATGTAGCAAATGTTTGTGCAGAAGTAGCAGATGTAGCAGCCGAAGTAGCACTTGTGGCAGCTGCAGTAGCACTGTTAGCAGCGGATGTTGCTGATGTTGCAGCATTAGTTGCTTGTGTAGATGCAGATGAAAAACTTGTTGCTGCTGATGCAGCACTAGTTGCAGCACTTGATGCAGATGTGGCTGCGTTTGATGCACTGGTTGCTGCGGATGCTGCACTAGTTGCAGCATCAGATGCTGAACCAGAAATGCTAGTTACATATGCTTGGTTAACTGCATCTGTAGAACTAGTTGGTGTGGTAGGAATATTAGTAATACGATAGGTAGCCATATTAAGATTACCAGCAGCAGTAATAATTGCTGAAGATAATGTCTTAGTACCACTTAATGTTTGAGCACCGCCAGTTCCAACGACGTCACCACTTACGCCGTGAACTCCAGTGGTTGCTACTTCATGTGCTCTTGATTCAGTAAAGTCTCTAGCCGATACACCGTGTTCGACGTTAGCACCAACAGCATGTGCCTTAGCACCAGATGAGTCAATGTTACGTGTGATCTGATAAGAAGAACCTACAAGACCAGTTACTTCAATAACCTCTTCATTGGCTGTATCCTTTTCAAGGATCAGTGTGTAAGGATATTGCGCTGGTAAATTAGATGCAGCAGACAGTGTTAAGCTGGTTGCTGATGAGGAGATCGAATCCGCTAAGGTTGTTTTAGCAGCATTCGAACTGTAATAGCGTGACGGTGTTGGCATTTATTACCTCGAGTACTGGATAGTGTTTAGGAAGTTGTCTTGTTGCTTTGCTACCTCTTCCGCTAAGCGGACGGTATAAAGCTGGAAAATATATTTTGCTGTATTTGTGGAAGCACCAGCTGAAACAGGTTGATCTAAAGCATCAGCAGATACCGATGTAGCAATTACTTTACCTGGGTCGACTGTTGATAACAGTCGATACATAGCACCAAGACGAACTACATCTTCGCACGATGTTGGTAAACCGCTTACTGTTAACTCTTGGTTATCAGTAATAGTTGTTGGAAACTTTGTATACTGAACACGAACTGTTTGTCCTGGCATTGGTGCTTCATTTAATATAAGTGCTTGACCAGTAGATCCGTTATATAGATAGTTAGTGTCTAATCTCCAACGCTTAATTAAGCCCCAGACTCCTGAAGAATCTGGTAGTTCCCAAGATACTCCAGTAACATCTACTAAAGCATCAGGCATTATGTAAGAATAATCAGTACCATTAAAGGTAAATGTTTCATTAGCTAGAACAGGAAAGTTCATTCCTTTAATTGTTTCAAGGATTGCTCGCTTAACCTGACTACGTGGGAACATAGGGTTGTTTTTAACAACCGATCCAGATACATGGCTAGTGGCGGTAGTACCACGCCACCCTCTACCAGATGGATTAGCATTTGTTCCTAAAACTTGAACTGTTCCTGATGCCACAACTGATTTTTTTACATATATTAATTCATCATCAATTTCAATAATACCCTTACTTAAAGCAGAGGCATCATCTACTGTTATTGATATATCACCAGCAGCAACAGTATTAGTTGCAATAGTTACTGACTCTTGGTTCTTAACATAACCACTAACTTCACCAAGCGTTTGTTCTGTTAACTGATTTAACGTAGCCATTATGCTTGAACCGCCTTTCCTAAAGTATCGGATGCCATAACAGCAGCCTTGATATCATGCATCTTTGTGGATCTAGGTTGAATACCTTGTTTTCTTGCATTTCTATATGCGTCTAATTCTGAATTGGCTTGCTTGGATACCGCATTAGCCAGTGGATCTGTAATACTAAAATTTGCTGCTCTTGCACATTCGCCCCAGTTAGCATGGTCTTGGGTCTTACAACCAGATCTACAGTTACTCATCCCAGATGTAATCTCCATAACCTGCTGCTGTTAACTCAGCAGCTTCAGCGTCCGTAATAACATTGTCATACCCGCCACGCAATACACGTTGGTATGTAGCAAGATCGCTGTCTTTAGGGACAACAACCGTTGACCATGTTCCATTATTCTTAATTACACTCTTACCAATTGGATAAGATACAAACCAAAGATCATTAGGACGACCAAGTTTGTAGCGGTAAGTAGGTCCACGAAATATCTTTGTCATTACCACTTCACCTTATCTGCCCAATATGCTGCTGACATAACACCTTTGTTAATGTTTTTAGCATGACGTGCCTTGAAAGACTGACGTCTTTGTCGGTAAGACTTTGTCTCACCAGACTTCTTTGGAGAGCCAGATACACCCTGTTGACCAAACCTAATTGTTTTTACTTGGGAGCCAGACTTGGCTACAACCACATGAGATTTTTTAGGATGGGTAGGTGTTCTCTTTGGTTTATTAAAACCAGATACACCTGCTCTTTTAAGCCTTGGGTCCATTCTTCTTGTACTCTCCAACTTTTCCGAGTATTGATTTGATACGTCCGTCTTTGTTTATACGAACTACCATTCCATTTTTAATCTGCATTGGGTTGAAACCATCATGGCGTTTATAAGTGCCACTAGATGACATTACTTCTTCTTACCCATTTTCTTAACCATTGCTTTTTTCATAGCAGGTTTTACTACCATTTTCTTTCCTGACTTCTTGGCTGCTTTCTTAGCCATAGCCATCCCCATTGGGGAATAACTAAATTCTTTTCCGCCTACATTTGGCATTGCCTTCTCCTTTTATTGTTGTTGGGTGAAGAGGGGCTGTTGCCAGCCCCTCTTCTTTATAACTATTGTGCGATGCTTGACTTCGTCTGGATGACGTAACGTGCTTCCTTACGGAAGATGTTCCATCCAATAAGAGCCTTCCATCCAGCTGGACGGAAACGCATCAACTTATCAGTTACTGGACCGATAACGGTCTTTGGCTCATAAGTAACTGCTTCGATAAGAGCTTGCTTACCAAGAAGAACAGTTGCGTATACCTTTGATGTGCCAGAACCTGAGATAGATTCTGCACGAGGTGTCTCAATGTAACGAACCTGATCAAAGATTCCGATTTCACCTGTCCATAGGTTACCAACACCAGCTTCGGTGTAGGTATGAGGTAGTTGCCATACAGCAGATCCGCTTGATTGTGCTTCTGAACGAAGGTCATAAGACACATCTGGGTGGATAAGTGCTGTGTAGAAGCCACCATCACGAGGTTGAACATTTGCTCCACGCAGTCTTGCAACTCCTTTACGAGCAAGTGCTGCAGTAATATTTGCTGCGCTTGTGCTTGAAGAAACGTTCTCACCATTAATGGTTGATTCATCAGCAGATGAAGTTCCTGTGAAACGTC